TAAGTTATCAAGATACATCTCTATGATATATGCATCATTGAAAGAACTTGAAGTATCTTCACCAAACAAAGTATCTTTATTGACCAACTTTCTTGGAAGGTAATATACATCCTGCCCAAATACCGAAAGTTGTTCGATAATTAGATTCTCGTATAATAATTGTTCAGATGTAGATCCTGTATTAAAATATACATTCGTACTCATATTATCCTATCATCATGTCTGCCGGAAGCCCATATCCATTAAGAAGTTGTTCTTCCAGTAATTTTATTTCTTCATCTGCTTGTGTGTAAATAACTTCTCCGTTCATTTGAACACCACCTAACATTGTTACCCCATTAAACTTTATTAGATTCGCTCCCCATTGTTTCTTAATAAGCGCAGTTGCATATTTTTTAAGAAAAATGTCATTATAAACATCTGTATAAACCGCAGGGTCTAATTTCCTGTAACATTCTATCACAAAGTACTGGTCGGCTGGGATTTCTCCTTCCCAATCCATATCCAAGTAAAGTCTATTCTGGTGTTGATTAAATCTAATTGGTACTTCCCCTGTAAACATATGATCTATCAAATCCAAATGTGATTGCATCATTTGATAATTAATCACAGAAGTTGATGTGAAATCCCATAGGTCATTCAGTCTCATTTGATACTTCATATCAAACATAGGTGAAGAAGATTGATCTGTCATTGGGAATATTCTCAGAACAGAAATTACAGATGTGGGTAAAGGCAACCATACTTTTTGTTCTAACCAAGCATATGCACCTCCTGTATTATCTACTGAATCAGTAACATTAGTAGTTGCATCTGTTTGTCCTCTAGTAACTTGTGAAGAAGTCATCTTATATTTAAGATACATTCTTTCCACACCATCCATATGATATTCTGCAAAATACTGAAGTGCATCATCCACGCGGTCATCACATTGGTCTGGATCTACATTAACTTCAATAACTGGTTTCCCTAATGCTCTTAAACAATGTTCTTTTAATGTATCTTTCGATGTTGGTGTTGCCATATTATCCTTATCCTAACGCAATAGACATTGCTAAAACTGTTCCTAAAGATTCCCCTTTATTTGCAACTTCTACAATATTACTACCTGAATCTCTTACATATATTTTTTGATCTGCGGTATTTACTGCAATTTCTCCAGCTACAAGATTTGATGTAGTTGGTACTGAAGAAGCGGTTTCTGATTTTTTAAGTTTAATTACTGTAGCCATTAGAATGTACCTCCATCAACATGGCCAAATGCAGGGTCAGAACCAGAACCAGCACTTATTAATACTTGTCCAGAAGTTCCAACTGCAACTGTATTAACCGCATTAGTTCCATCACCCACCATTAATAAATTTGCACCTATTGTATTTACTCCTGTTCCACCATTTGCAACAGCTGCAATACCTGTAACTGCATTTGAGTTTGCAAGGTCTAACTGACCATAAACTGCAGCTTGACCAGCAGTTCCAGTAGAACGTAAAACCTGACCAGCGGTTCCAGTACTTTTTACACTCAATGCATCTGATAGAGTAAACATTGTAGTTCCATCAGTTGCAACATTCATAGTATTTCCTGTCTTAGTCAAGGAAGTACCAGCAATGATTTGTCCTGCACCTGAGAATTGTGAAACTGTTAAGGTAGTTGTGCCGAATGTTGCATCACCATTATGAGTGAATACATATCCATTTTCAGCTGCAACTGTTCCTTGTTCTACGAAAACAAAAGTTCCACCCGAAAGTTCTGCACCAGTATTTGCATCTGTAGCTCTTGTGAGAACTAAGGTTGCACCTCCTGCACCAGCAGTAGATACATAGTAAATACCATTTTCGGTTGCAGGATCTTGGTTTTTAACCAATACTCTCATATTTGCAGTAAGTGATACTCCGTCAAGTGATACTGCACCATTTCCAGAAGCTGTTAATGTTCCTGCACCATTGTTATATGTCCATGAGGACACATCAGCAGTAGTTGCACAAGATACTGAATCTTTTACATCAAGTCCTTGTTTGACTGCATCAACATAAGCTTTAGTTGCAGAGTCTTGAGCACTTGTAGGATCTGCAACATTTGTTACCCTATTTGAACCCATATCGATTGTCTTACTTGAGGAAACAGTTAAGTTATCATCAATCGTTACTGTTCCACCAGCAGAATCTATCGTTAGGTTTCCAGAACTAGTGTCAATCTCGTTGTCAGCAGTAATACCTACTTGTACATTTCCAGCAGTATTTCCTGTTGAAGTTACGTTACCAGAAAATGTTCCAGTTGTTCCTGAAACTGCTCCTGAAAATGTTCCTGCTACACCAGTTACAGTACTAGAAAATGTTCCAGTTGTTCCTGAAACTGCACCAGAGAAAGTACCAGTTGTGCCCGATACTGCACCGGCAGCTAATGTACCACCCCATGTCAGATTTCCACTTCCATCTGTCATTAATGCTTGGTTTGCAGTACCATCATCACTAGGTAATGTTAAAGTAACATCGGCTGCAAGTGATGCAGGTGATTTAACTGCGATGGAATGAGTTCCGTTTGTGGAGGCTTCATACAACTTTACTGCACCAGAAGTAGAACTTCCTCCTGCTTTAATTCCTACTCCAGCAGTACCATGTGGACTAAGTACTAATTCCCCATTAGTATCCGTAGTAGAAAGTGTATTTGCGTTAAGGTCTAGATTATCAACCTTAACATTATCCAGTTTACTACTAGAATCTGCAATCAATGCAGAACTTGCAGTAAGAGTACCATGTACATGATCTATCAAGTCTGCAAAATATTTACCACCTATAATTAGGTTTCCATTTCCTGCTGAGTTTCCTATATATAATCTATCACCTCCATTAGCTTGTGATGAAGCATCACCATAAGTGACTGCAAGTTCACCTGCAGCTAACGTGCCGGGAGCAGTTTCAGAAGTTGCAGCTCCTCTTTTAATTTGAATTTGTGTTGCCATATTTTACCTTTAAAATGTTCCTCCGTCTAATCGTAAAGCTGTACGATCTGTACCGAATACGTTGTTATCTTCCCACTTACTATTTGAAGTGTTATACATTATAATAGCTGCATCTGCAGGACTTAATGCAATATTTGTATCTGACATAGAACCAATAGAACCACCTTCTGCTCCGGCCGCTGCCATCTTTTCCCAATATGTAGTATTTGTAGGTATATTATTTAGTGTTCCTTGTATTGCTACATAAGAAGAACCATTATAATATGCTACATCATTTTGACCATAAGTATATGTTGCACTATATGCACCCTTCCATCTGAATGTTCCTTGAGCTCCTGTTTGACCCATAGGAAGCCCAAATTGAAGAACGGCTGCGGTATCTGACCCAATATTTGTAACAGTTGCATTAGAATCTTCGGGTAATGTTGTTACAGTTGATATTTGAATTGTTGCATTGTCACCAGCTGCCCCTGTATCTCCTGTTAAACCTCTAGAACCTTGAACTCCAGCTGCACCAGATGCGCCTTTGGGTAATGTAAAATTTAGGACTGCCTCACTAGATGTGCCACTATTTGTTACTGATGCGTTACCACCAGAAGATCCTGTAGTTGTTGTTCCAATAGTGACTGTTCCTGCGCTTCCAACTGCACCAGCAGGCCCTGTTTCACCCTTTAATACCATTACTGACCATGCACTAGTATTACTTGAAGGAATTAAATTTGTATTTCCTTGCAAACAAACATATGCACTACCACTATACTGTACCGCTTCATTCTGAGTATATGTAGTACCAGAACTCCACTCACCTTTCCAAGTAATATCCCCATCAGCACCCTTAATGCCGGGCACTTCCATTCTGGTTACTTTTGGTTGTTCACCAGTTATCGTTGATCCTGAAATGACACTTGGTGCAGATATAGATGCAGTTATTCCCATTACTGTGTTACTCTTGGATTGAATGTTGCAATACCCTCAACTACTCTAGTCTTTGCACTTGCACCAGAAGTTATAAGAACATCATAGACATATCTACCCTGAGCTATTGCTGCGGTTTGAGCACCAGTAAGGGATATATCTATTTTTCCTGTGGTTCTATCTGAATTGAATGCTACAGTAAATGCAACTGTTGCAGATGAGGATTCGTA